GGTCCGAAGCTGGTAAACGTTCAGCGGAAAGTAGAAGATTGAAAAAACTTAACGAAATCAACGAACGTTCAACGGAATCAACGAACGTTAAAACCGTTGTAACGGAATCAACTGTAACTGTTAATGATACTGTAACTGTTAATGTAATAAATAAAATAGATTATCAAGCGTTGCTTGACACGTTGAATCTTTTATTTGGGAGACAATTTAAGATAATAAATAAAAAAGTACGTTCAAGTTATGAAGCACGTTTGAAAGACGGGTATTCTAAGGATCAAATAATGAACGCAATTAACAACTGTAAAATTAATGATTATCACAAAGAAAATAATTATCAATATTGCACCCCTGAATTTTTCAGTAGAGCAGAAATACTAGATAAATATTCAAATGTTACCAAACAAGACAAGGTTGTTTATGCGTCCCACAATGTAATATTTGACTAATGTATAAAAGACTAGAAAATATTAAGGGAGAATTAGACTATTTCCGCCAACATGGAGTTGAGAGGGGTTTAAATATAGGCTGGAGCTGGGAACAGTTACCTTTGACTATAAAACTAAAATGTACAACTTTTATTGGGGCAGCTCCAGCAAGTGGAAAAACGGAATGGTGGTTTGAAATATTAATCAATTTGAGTTGTTTACATGGATGGAATCACGTTGTTTATTCGCCTGAAACGGGAGATTCAAAGGATATTTTTTCAGAACTTTGTCATAAATACATAGGAAAAAAATACGTTAACGGCGAAAATTCAATGACAGAAAGTGAACGGGCAAAAGCGGAATACTTCATAAACGAACATTTTATTGTTATTGATCCAGTAGATGAGGATTTGACTGTTACGGAATTTTATAAAATAGTTGATAATATTGAAACGGATTTAAACATTACAATTCACACAACAACAATTGATCCTTGGAATGAGTTATCAGAACAATTTGAGCCGAATGATTTGGGACGTGAGGATAAATATTTAAGTAGAATTTTAGGATATTCAAGAAAAAATGCACGAAAAAAGAATAGACACAATTGCATTATTACACACGTTCGGGACCAACAGCCAATAACAAAAGACGGAATTACTTATTATCCACCACCGAGCGCAAGGGATTTGGCTGGAGGTCAGGTTTGGTTTAGAAAAGGTTTATTAATGATTACACTTTGGCGACCACCAGCGGGAATTGCTGAGAATGAAAGCGGATATTACGAATCAAATGAACTCCATGTAAGGATAGCAAAATCAAAACCAAAGGGAGTGAGTAAAAACGGAGTTTATAAAATGTTTCTTAACATTGACAAATATCAGTATTACGTTAAAGATTATTTAGGGGGCGAAGTTTACGCAAATCGCAAGGACCACAGCCAAAAAAATACGTTTGAATTAAAAAGTTTTTCGGAATCAATGAACGAACAAAGAGAAAATTTACCATTTTAAAATTATAAAAATATGGATTATTTAGAAATTTTAAACGCACAAGGAAGTATTTTAGCTAACATAGAATCAATGAAAGTTACACTTGCAGAAATACGCACAAAAAAACCTGAATCAAACTACGTTCAGGGACTTGAAAAACACATCCGACAAATGAGCGAAAGTTATTTTACGTTCAAATTCGTACACCAGCAATTTGAGTTGATGCAGAAAATGAACAATAATTATCATAGGGAAAATATGGAATTAAGATTTGAGATTGAAAAATTAAAGGAACAAAATACTAATTTAATCAATGGTATATGAATGTAGTAAGTCTATTTAATGGAATGAATACGGGTCGCCAAGCATTGGAGAATGTTGGAATAAAAGTTGATAAATATTATTCAAGTGAGATTAAACCGTATGCAATTGAATTAACGCAACACCATTTTCCTGACACAATTCAGGTCGGGGATGTTACTAAATGGAGAGAATGGGATATTGATTGGAAAAGCATTGATTTAATTTTGAGTGGATCACCTTGTCAAGATTTGTCAGCAGCTGGAAAACGGGCCGGAATTAATGGCAAAAAGTCAAGTCTATTTTTTGTCTTTATTGAAATTTTAGAACATATAAAATCACTCAATCCAAAGGTATTATTTTTACAAGAAAATGTCGGAAGTGCCTCAAAGTTGGACGTTGGAATTATGAGCCGAGCTTTGGGAGTTTATCCTGTTAGAATTAATAGTTTGTTATTAACGGCTCAAAAAAGAGATAGATATTATTGGAGTAATATGAAAACAAAAGAGACAATGTTTGATTTGGTTACCGATATTCCTCAACCAAATGAAAAAGAAATATTTTTAAAAGATATTATTAATTTTCAAAGCGATAATAAATATTTGACAGATGAGCAAATTCAAAGAGGTATTAATAAAAATAAAGCTCAAACTTTACATACCGGAACTTCAATGGGCAAAGTTAATTTTCCAACCGATATAAATGGAAAGGGAAAATGTTTAATTGTAATGAATATTTTAGGATCTCGAGAAGTTAATCACATTCAAGATGATTTCGGAATAAGAATTTTAAATAAAATTGAATTGTGTAGAATGCAAGGTTTTCCGGACAACTATTGTGATATTTTAACTTATAATCATTCAGCGAGTTTATTGGGAGACGGTTGGACGTTACCAATTATAGAACACATATTTAAATTGATAAATAATGAAATGTAAAGCCTGTAATACAACATTCATTCCGAAGTATTTTAACCAAAAATTTTGCGTTGACAATGACGAATGTTTAAAAGCGTTCTCAGATTACGCCAAAATCACGAAAGAAAAAACCGAACGAAAGGAATGGAGCCAAAGAAAGAAAAAAATGGATATAGAAGTAAATAATCCAAAATATAAAAAATTCCTTCAAGACGAAATAAACAAATTGGCAAGAATGATTGATAATTATTTTGAGTTTAAATGTATTGATTGCGGAAAAGAATACGGTAAGCAGCAAGACGGAGGACATTTTAAATCTGTTGGATCAAATGCTAGTTTAAGATATAATTTACACAATATTCACAGCCAAAAATCAGATTGCAATCAAAATGGATTAGGAGGAGGAAGAGAAAGACAATATTTTCAAGGCTTAATTGACAGATACGGTTTGAAATATGCAGAAATGGTTGATGTTGAATTGCAACAAAAATATAAATACATAGGTTTAAAGGCAAATGATTATCCAGATAAGATAAAAATAGTAAGGGATTTAATTAAAAATTTTAATACTTATAGTTTTGAAACATCGGATAAAGCAAGGGAATTGCTTAATAAATTGATAGGAATCTATAATTAATAAAAATAATTTATATAAAAAGTGTCTTATATTAAAATAAAGTTTATATATTTGTTTAACTAAAAATAAAAGACATGAAAAAAGAAACAGAATTAATCACATTTGAGGACGCAATTCCAAAGCCTCAAAACATTTATTTCAAGCTGCATTTAGCAAAGCAAGAAATCGGAACAGTTACCAAAGGAAGTAACAATCCATTCTTTAAATCAAAATACGCAGATTTAAACGCTATTTTAGAGGCAACCGAACCAATCCTATTAAAATACAATTTACTGTTGTTACAACCAATCTTAGACGGCAAGGTTTGTACTCAGATAATTGATATTGAAAACGGGGACATGGTTACATCTGAATTGCTTTTGCCAATCATAACCGATCCACAAAAACAAATTGCTGGAATAACTTATTTTAGACGGGCAACATTACAATCAATTTTGAGTTTGAGGGCTGTTGATGATGACGGAAACGAAGTTACAAAAACTGTTACAACGCAAAAACCGACAATTACTCTTGACCGATTTGAGAATGCTTTAACAGCAATTCAGGATGGAAAGGCGAAAAAAGAGGATTTATTTAAATTTGAACTCACAGACCTTCAAAAGGCAGCATTACAATTATTATGAGCAAAGTAATTTTATTTGACGCAGATAGTTTAATTTATCAGGCAATTTATAAAGTAGTAACGTTTGGAGAAATTCGAGCGTTACTACAAAAAGGCGAGTCAAGATATGCAATTGAGCTGGAGATTTTACAACGTGGTTACGATAGGTTTGAAAAGATGTATTTTGACATTCATAACGAAATTGAGGAAACGGTCCAGGTGAGCGAAACAAAATATTTCTTTACTGACTGTAAAAAGAATTTCCGCAAAGAGATTGATCCAAATTATAAAGCGAATAGAAAGCGCAATAAATGGGTTTCACAGCTTAGAAAATATTTGATTGATTATTTGCCGAATTCATTTGCAAGTGATGAATTTGAAGCAGACGATTTGATATATTACAACTCTCAATTATATGAAGTTGAGGATTATATCATTTGTTCAATTGACAAGGATTTAAAGCAAATTGAGGGTTTACATTTTGATTACTACCAAATGAAGCTCAAAGATGAAAACGGAGAATATATTATAGATGAATTCGGCAAAGAAGTAAAAAAGCGCAAAGGATTTATCCAAATATCCAAAGAACAAGCAGAAAATTTAGTATTTGAAATGATGTTAACTGGAGACGTATCCGACAACATAAAAGGGATTTACGGAATAGGTAAAGTTAAAGCGACTAAGTTACTTTTAAATCGCTCCAAATGGGGAAAATTTAGAGTTCTATGTGAAGAGTATCGCAAGGAATCAGATGAATGGAAAACACGCATTAAGATAAATGCGCAATTATTAATGTTTAATTAAAATAAAGTAAAAATGAGTGAAATTTTAAAAATCAAAGGAACGGTTTACAAGGTAAGCCAAGAGGAAATAAAAAGCGAAAAGTTCAAAAAACGTGAGGTTATTTTGGAGGTAATCGAGGGAACGTATAAGCAACATTTAACAGTTCAATTCAGTAACGCCAAATGTGACCTTTTAAACAACGTTCAGCAAGGGGATATGATAAGTATTTCAATCAATTTAAAGGGGCGTTTATGGACTGGCAATGATGGAATTGAAAAAGGATTTAACACGCTGGAGGGTTGGCAAATTGAATCTGACAGTTTGGCGAGTACGCAAACAAATATTCCGATTCAGAAAAAAATGGGTAATATTGAGTCAGCATTTCAGGAGGAAGCAATTCGAATGATGGCTGAGGATGACGATGATTTACCTTTTTGATAACAATGGGAGTGTAAAAGCTCCCTTTAAAAACACGAAAAATGACAGCAGTAAAATGGTTAAGAAAAGAACTTGAAACAATACCAAGTTATTCAGCTTTTTATGGTAACAATTATCAATGGATTGATTCAATAATGAATGAAGCCAAAGAAATTGAGAAGCAACAGATTATTGATGCTTATGATGAAGGACAGCAAAATCCATATGAATATTCAGAAGACCAAGATGTTAATTGGTATGATGGAAGAAGACACTACAACGAAACATTCAAAAACACGAACAAATGACACTAAAAGAACTATCTAATATCAATCAAATAACGCGCAAATTGATTATTGATTATATTACTAAAAATAACATCTCAGAGAACAAATTTGCAAAAGAAGCTGAAATAAGCCAAAACCAACTCTGGATATATTTACATTCAGGAAATGAGAAAAAAGGAATTCATACAACGACATTGGAGAAAATAGGTAAATATCTAAATGACAAAAATAAATTGTAACTTTCGCAAAAAAAAAACTAGTGAATCAATGCGTAAAATATAGGAATGGAATACCGACAGAGGAATGGATCGCAACTATTGTCGTTCAAACTCAAAAAGACGAAACAGTAATTGGTTATTCGATAGAGTTTAGTTACGATTTGCTCCCAGCTGTATGCGTTTATACGGATATTGATTTACATAGGTTAATAATAGCATTCAGGCGCAATGGAATAGGAATACTCAAGACCTTAACTATCGGACATCTCCATTACATCTATTTTTTAAGAAATTCAACAGAAAATTAATACATTTGTACTATGAAACAAACGAATAAACAGAAAATGCGTAAAGTTCTAGGACTTATTTTAATTCCTTTTTTT